TATNTCGGCTACACGAAGGACATGGCACTGGAATTCATCAACGACTGCGCCAACTGGGCGCGTGCCTACAACCTGGCCGCGTCTACGATGGAGGAATACGAGGAGATCGATGAGGAAGATGTGGGTGGCATCGTCCAGGAAAAGAAGATCCTGGCGTACAAGATCACCCTCGAATCCGGCTGGCGGATCACGGCGCTTTCCAGCCGACCGACAAACCTGCGCGGTAAGCAGGGCCGCGTAGTCATCGATGAAGCGGCATTCCATGACGATCTTGCCGGGCTGCTCAAGGCGGCGCTGGCGCTTCTTATGTGGGGAGGCCAGGTCAGGGTCATCAGCACGCACTTCGGGGAGACGAACGAATTCAATTCCGGGATCCAGGACATTCGTGCTGGTAAGAAGCCATACAGCCTCCACCGGGTGGACTTTGACGACGCCCTGCAGGATGGCCTTTACCGGCGGATCTGCGAGGTCCTGGGGAGGGACTGGACGGCCGAGGGACAAGCGGCATGGAGGCAGGCCATTATCGATTCCTATGGAGAGGACGCGGACGAGGAGCTTTTCTGCATCCCGAGCCAGGGAACGGGAACCTTTTTGACTCGCGCACTGATCGAGACCTGCCTCTCCGAGGAGATCCCCGTCATCCGGTATGAGCAATCGAAGGCTTTCGCGGAGATCGCCGATCATATCCGTTACGCGGAAGTGAAGGACTGGTGCGATGAAAACCTGAAGCCTCTGCTGATGAATCTCGATCCGAAGCGCGCCTCCTATTTCGGCGAAGACTTCGGACGGACCGGCGACTTGACGGTCATCACGCCTCTTTGTGAGCAGCAATCGGCAACTTTCCGGTCTCCATTTATCGTGGAACTCCGAAATATCCCCTTCAAGCAGCAGGAGCAGGTGCTGTTTTACATTGTAGATCGGCTTCCCAGGTTCCGCTATGGCGCTCTCGACGCAAGGGGAAACGGTCAGTATCTGGCGGAAGTGGCCATGCAGAAATACGGAGCTTCCCGGATCGCCCAGGTCATGTTGAGCGAGACCTGGTACCGGGAACACATGCCGAAATACAAATCGGCCTTCGAGGATCGGTCCATCCTGCTCCCAAAGGACGCCGATATTATCGAGGATCACCGGGCCTTCAAGGTCGTTCGTGGAGTGGCGAAACTTCCCGAAGCAAAGATGAAAGGCAAGGACAACAAGCAGCGGCATGGAGATTCCGGCGTTGCCGGCGCGTTGGCCTGGTTTGCGACAACGGAAGGTGAAACCGGTCCCGTTGAATATGAAACTGTCAACAAAAGGCGCTTCGCTGCGCAGCAGGGAGCCTGGTGATGGCCATTCTATACGATCAATTTGGCAAAGAAATTCAGGTCATGAAACAACCGGAAACCCGTGAGATCGCCGTGACGACGATCCGGGACCGCTGGTCGTCCTATCCGAGCCAGGGGCTTACGCCCCAGCGGCTGGCCGATATTTTCAAGGAGGCCGATGGCGGCGACGTTTACCGGCAGGCCGAACTGTTCGAGGAGATGGAGGAGAAAGACACCCATCTCTTTTCGGAGCTTCAGACACGGAAAAACGCGGTCCTGGGACTGGATTACGATCTGACGGCATGGTCGGAATCTGCCGAGGATAAGAAAATTCGGGATTTTGTCTCCGATTGCATTTTTAACCTCGACAGTTTTGACGATGCCCTGCTGGACCTCCTCGATGCCATCGGCAAGGGCTATTCGCTCTGCGAGATTCTCTGGACGATTGACGGCGGAAAGGCTGTCATTGGCGGTCTGCCGTGGATTCACCCCAAGAAGGCCGTATTCTATGACCGGGGCGGCGACATGTGGGCCAAGAGTTTTGAGGTCCCCCGCGTCGTAACCGAGACGGAGCCAGTTTACGGAGAGGTCATGCCGCCCTTCAAACTGGTTTACCACCGCTATAAAGCCAGATCCGGCTATGACACACGCGCTGGCGTCTTGCGGGTTTGCGCCTGGATGTACCTGTTCAAAAACTACTCACTGAAAGATTGGGTGGCCTTCTCCGAGGTTTTCGGCATGCCGCTTCGTCTTGGAAAATACGACCCTGGCGCAAGCAAGGAAGACAAGGACGCCCTGGTGTCGGCAATCCAGTCATTGGGCTCCGATGCCGCCGGAATCATCTCCAAGAGCACCGAGATCGAGTTTGTCCAGGCCATGAAGAACGCCGGGACGGAGAACATCTACGAAGCCTTGTCCAATTTCTGCGACCGGCAAATGTCGAAGGCCATTCTCGGCCAGACGGCAACGACGGAAGGTACGCCGGGCAAGTTGGGCAACGAAGACGCCCAGGATCGGGTGCGCAGGGATCTGACGAAGGCCGACTGCCAGGCCATTGAAAAGGCGGTCCGTTTTCAAATCGTTCGCCCACTGGTGGGCTATAACTTCGGGTGGGACAAGCCCCTTCCCTGGTTCAAGCTGATGTTCGAACCGCCCGAGGATCTGGAAACGTTGAGCACCGTCTATAAGAATCTACGCGAAATGGGGCAGCCCATGTCTGCCGAACACGTTTCCGACCGGTTCAAGATACCCCTGCCGAAGTCCGGGGAGACGCCCCTCGGCGATGTCAGACCCGAACCGCCAGGCAAAAAGGCCCCGCTGGCGGCCAAAAACAAGCCCGTGTTGAGCGAACGTCCTGGGACGAGGGTCATCATAGCCAAAACTGGAGAAGACGCCTTAGAAGGCGAAATTGACGATGCCGACCTGATAAGTATCCGTTTGGCGGACGAGGCGGGTGTCATCACCGATGCCCATTTCATGCACCAGATTCGCCGCCTCATCGACAATCCGAATGTTCGGGACCTCGCGGATCTGCGTGATCGGATCATCGATCTCTGGGGAGAAATGGACCCGGAGGATCTCGGCGTGCTGATCGCACGGGCGATGGCAGTGGCGGAAATGGCGGGAATGTCCGAGGTCAAGGATGAGACGGGGGTCTAAATGGCCATCGAAACCGTTTTCAATCTGCCGTTTGTAGAGCAGGAATCGTTCTTTCGCAACAAGCTGAACATCCCGACGCAGAAATGGACGGATCTGTGGAAGGACCAGCATGCAAAGGGGTTCATGATCGCGGGAGCCTATAAGGCAGATCTCCTGGCCGATTTTCGGGCCGCCGTGGACAAGGCGATCAGCAAGGGTGTCACCCTGGAAGATTTCCGAAAGGATTTCGACAACATTATCTCCAAGCATGGCTGGTCGTACAAGGGCGGACGGAACTGGCGCAGCGAGGTCATCTACTCCACCAACATCCGGACGTCTTATGCCGCCGGGCGGTGGCAGCAGCTTCAGGATCCAGAGGTAAGGAAGTTTTACGGCTATCTGACCTATCGCCACGGAGACAGCCGGGTTCCCAGGCCCCATCATCTGGCATGGAATGGGATCACCCTTCCTGCCGACGATCCCTGGTGGAAGACGCATTATGTGCCGAACGGCTGGGGTTGCAAGTGCAAGATCTTCGCGGCGACAAAAGAGGATTTCGAACGGGCGAAAGCGGGCGGACAAGGGGAAGCGCCTCCCTCCCCCATCGATCCAAAGACGGGAGAGCCGGTCGGGATCGATAAAGGCTGGGGATACAACGTCGGTGAAGCTGCACAGCGTGAAGGCTATCAGGTATTGGCGGGTAAGTTCGAATCGCTTTCCTATGACATCGGTCAGCGGTGGATGACCGATTTTTTGAAAAGCCCGACATTTGAACGGTTCTTTGAAGGAAAAATAAAAGGCGATTTCCCTGTAGCTGTCTTGTCTCCGAAGGATAGCAAGGCATTGGGAAGCAAAGCGCAAACGGTTTTGCTGTCATCCGAGACGATGATCAAAAACAAAGAAGCGCATCCGGACATCGCCCTGGATGACTACCGGTTGTTGCCGAAAATCATCGACACCGGCGAGGTGTACCAGCAAGGCGAAGAACGGCTGATCTACTTGCGACAGGAAGAAAAATATTATCGCGCGGCGTTGAAAACCACGCAGGACAAATCGGAGAATTTCATGTTGTCGCTGTTTGAAACCACTTCGGAGAAAGCGAAGAAACAGGTGGTTAAAAAATATGAAAGGATTCGCTGATCACCGGCGGGGCGACACTCCCGCTTCGCTCATCATCCGGGTAGCCGGAAGGCGTCGGCAGCCTATAACCGAGCGGTGTCAACAAATCCTTTATTACAGTATCTGCATTGGAGCCGGAAAAGTCAAGAGGAAAGTAAATGCCGGAAATTAGAATCACAGTTCACGATGAACCGGTCAACCAGGCGCTGAACGCTTTGGCCAAAAAGGTCAAGGATCCGTCTCCGGCGATGAAGATCATCGGAGAGTACATGCTGAGGTCGACGGAAAACCGGTTCGACAGCCAGGGCCCTGCGCCGGACGGATCTCCGTGGGCTCCGCTGAAGGCATCGACCCTGAGACGGAAGAAGCACAGCAAGACATTGACGGAGACCGGCCATTTGCGCGGCAGCATCCGCTATCAGCTTCAGGGTCCGTTCAGCGTCGCCATCGGTACGAATCGGGTTTACGCGGCAATCCACCAGTTGGGCGGGAAGACTTCGCCGACGGTCATACGTAACCGAAAACGAAAAAAGGACGGCTTTTCTTGGTCCGGGACGGCTGCGCATCCGGTGAAATCGGTGCGCCATCCGGGATCGGTGATCCCCGCCGAGGCCGGTTCTTGGGCGTGAGCGCCCAGGACAGCACGGAGATTGTAGGCATCATCAACCATTATTTGTCGATGAGGTAACACCATGAAACATTTGATCTTGTCTGTTTTAAAGGAGATGACCGGCGCGCCTTCGGAGTTTCAGCTTCTCCCCCGGGGGAAGATCGATATCTCCGGCGACGAACCGGCATATCTCTACGACCAGGAAGCTGCTGCCCTGATTGAAGAATTCAAAAAGCGGGGCAACGACATGGTCGTCGATTACGAGCATCAGACGATGCAGGACGTCCAGGCACCGGCGGCTGGTTGGATCAAGCGCCTGGTCTGGAAGGGAACGGAAGGGTTGTGGGCGGTGGTCGAGTGGACGTCAAAGGCGGCAGAGTACCTGTCAAACCGGGAGTATCGTTACTTTTCGCCGGTGATTTGGATTGCGGCGAAAGACCGGCGCGTCATTCTGTTGGAAAACGTCGCCCTCACCAACCAGCCGAAGATTAACAACTTGAAACCGCTCATGGCCAAGATGCGCCACGAGGACAATCAAAATCAGGAAAGGGAGGAAATTATGATCGCAAAACTGAAAAAGCTGTTGGGGTTGGCCAATGAAGCCGGGGAGGACAAGATCGAAGAGGCTGTGACCCTGCTCGTGGCCAAGAATACGAAACTGGAGGCCGATGCCGCGAGAGTCGTAGCCTGCAAAGAGGTCATGGACGCCCTCGGCGCAAAAGAGGGTGCGGGGAAAGACGAGATCGTTCAGATCGTCGCCTCCCTCAAGGTACCGGCGGACGTGGCCAAGACCCTCAGCCTGGAAGTCGCGGCCCTGAAAACGAAGATCGCCGCGATGGAGCAGGAAGACCTGGTTGCCCTGGCCCTGAAGGAAGGCAAGACGAGCCCCGAAGAGCTGGACAAGTGGGGAAGAGACCTGGCGGGAAAAGCGCCGGAGCAGTTCAGGCAGATCGTCCTCTCTCGCCCGGCGGGCAGCGTGATCCCCGTGGACGGCATCAGGATCGCCACCAAAGATACCCAGGGAGCCGTTGATGCCGCGCAGCGCTCCATCAACGAGATGATGGGCATCGAAGAGGAAACCTTCAAGAAATACAACAAATAAACCCATCCCAAAAGGGAGAAGGAGGATCAAATGAAGAGGATAATCTGCAAAATATTCGGAAGTGTTCCGACGTTTTTCATGTTCTTATGCGTCTGCTTCGCGGCCCTGGCAATGAAGATCTTCGGTTCGGGAGGCGAGGAACCTCTCATGATGTTCGCCATGACGGCGCTGGCGGCAGACAAAAAAACCGAATACCGGGAAGGAGTGGACATCTCCATTCCCGTGGACGACGGGGACATCATTTACGCCGGAGCGATGGTTAGCGTCAACGCTGACGGGTATGCCGTAGCGGCGGGCGACACGGCCAGCACGCTCTTTGTGGGCATTGCCCGCGAACAGGCGGACAACAGTCTCGGTCTGGATGGAGCCATTAATGTCACGGTTCGCCGCCGGGGCCTGTTCAAGATGTCCTTCGCCACGCCGATTACCATCGCCAACGTGGGCGACAGCGTCTATATCGCCGACGACAACAACGTAGATCTCGTGGGGAATGTCACGAATGACATCTTCTGCGGGATCATCGCGGAATACATCGATACGACCCATGCCTGGATCGATATCGAACCGGCCATCCGCCAGTCCGACGCCGCCGCGCATATCGCCGACGGCAGCGGAGCCCATGCCGCCAGCGCGATCTCCCTCGCCGACGCCGGTTTGTTTACCGATCAAACCGAGGTGGAAGCGGCCCTTCAGGAGATCTACCAGAGCCTGCTCACGGCAAAGGGCGTTATTCCCATTCCTATGCCGAACATTACCGACGCGGGTGTCGCCCTGGCCGCATTCTCCGACGGAGACAGCACAGTGCCCGGCTACTGCGTCACGGCAAAGGGCCTGGGTATTCGTTGGAACAACCACGCCACTCCCGGCGCGGTGGGCACAAAGGTCATCGTCCCGCCCGACATGGATGTGACCGCCAACGCGGTGCTCCATATCCTGGCTGCCAAGATCGGAGCGACCGTCGGCGATGCCACAAAATTCACCGTGGCCGCCTACAACAACGTGAAGGCGGCTGCATATGACGCAGATTCCACTTTTGGCGGCGACACCAGCGCCATGACCGGCGACGCCACGACCAAGCACGTCCAGGAAGTGACGCTCACCCTGGCTCTGGCCAACCTCGCGGCCTATCCGGCGGCAGTGGAATTGACCATCAAACCGAAGGACGGCACCCTCGGCACCGATGATGTGATCATGCTGGCAGCGTGGATCGAATACAAGAAGAAGCTGCTGACGGCGTAACCAATACCTTGACCGGGGAGAGAACGGCGTTCTCTCCCCACAGCCAAAAGAAGGAGGCTTAAAATGATTGTCAATCAAGCGAATTTGCAGGGAATCTACAAATCGTTCAGCACCGTTTTCAACCAGGCGTTCGATTCCGCACCCAGCCAGTGGCCCCTGGTGGCCATGCAGACGCCTTCCACCGGACGGAGCGTCGACTACAAGTGGCTGGGCGACTTCCCCATGATGAGGGAATGGCTGGGCGACCGGGTTTTGAAGGACCTGTCCGCCTTCAAGTACGAGATCACCAACAAGGACTACGAGGCCACCATCGAGGTGGATCGCAACGACATCGAAGACGACCAGATCGGCGTTTATACGCCCATGATCCAGGGTCTGGCCCAGGCGGCGAAGGTGCATCCCGACGTCCTGGTCTTCGCCCTGCTGAAGGCCGGTTTCGCCACGGAATGTTTCGACGGGCAGTATTTCTTCGATTCGGATCATTCCGTCAACGGCGCGTCCGTCTCCAATACCGGCGGCGGCGCGGGCACCCCCTGGTACCTCCTCGATCTGTCCCGGCCGATCAAGCCCATCGTCCTCCAGATCCGGAAGCGACCGCAGTTCGTGTCGATGGACAAGCCGGATGACGAGAACGTCTTTATGCGGAAGAAGTTCCGCTACGGCGTCGATGACCGGAAGAACGTCGGCTACGGCCTGTGGCAGCTTGGCTACGGCAGCAAGCAGACCCTGAACGCCACGTACTATGCGGCGGCCAGGGCGGCCATGATGGCCTTCACCAACGACGAGGGCGTGCCGCTGGGCATCACGCCGACCCATCTGGTCGTTCCTCCGACCCTGGAATCCAATGGCCGGTCCGTCGTGGAAGCGCAGTTCGACGCCGCCGGGGCAAGCAACGTCTGGTACAACACCGCGAAGCTGGTGGTTGTGCCGTGGCTTGCGTAACGAAAACCTTGCGGGGGAGCGGGCCCGCCCCGCTCCCCCCCGGTTGATCGGACCGGATGAAGGGGGAGCGGGAAAAACGCTCACAAGGAGGAGCTTAAGATGATCAAAATCAGAAGCAAAAAAGCCGGGTTCAGAAGGTGCGGCATCTCCCATCCGAAAGAGGAGGCGCAGTATCCCGATGACCGGTTCAGCAAGGAAGAATTGGCCATTCTCAAGGCGGAACCGATGCTGGTCATGGAGATCGTCCCGGACAAGAAAGAGAAAACCGAGGATTCCGGTGCAACCGATAAGGCTGAAGCGGATGAAACCGGCAAAGAATCGGCCAAAACCGGAAAGAAAGGCAAACGGTAATGGCTTACTGCACCCAGGACGATATCCTGAATCTGCTCAATGAAACCGCGCTGATTCAGTTGACGGACGATGATGGTGCGGGTGAGATCGACACCGATAAAGTCACCCGCGCCCGCGCCGACGCCGATGCCACCATCGATGCATATTGCCAGGATCGATATGCCATCCCGTTGTCCCCTGTGCCCTCGAAGATTCGCCAGATCAGCGTGGATATCGCGGCTTACAATCTCTACTCCCGCAGCGATCTGGAAATGCCGGAAATCCGGGCGGACAGGAACAAAGAGGCGATTCGATTCCTGGAAAAGGTGGCTGAAGGGAGAATAAAGCTCGGATCGGCGACGCCCTCTCCGGCCAATACGGACAATGCGGTGAATATGGATTCCAATGACCGGATCTTCACCAGGGACAAGATGTCGGGGTTTTAAATGATCGAGACGATTCAGGACGACATCATCACGCAACTTCAGAAGATCACTGCCGTGGCCAGCGTCGGCGTCTGGCAGGGCGATATCGAGGATCTGCTCAAGTCTCCCCAGCGCCTGCCTGCCCTGAACGTGATCTACCACGGCGCGGATTTCGAGGAGAAAAAGGTCATCGGGACAAACCGGGCCGATCACCAGATGGACTTCCTCATCGTTCTGGTTTCCAGGAACCTAAAAAGCAGGGAGGCCGGTGCATCCGAAGCCTACACGATCATCGAGGCGGTCAGAAACTACCTCATCGGCCACCAGATCAGCCCTTATGGGTGGCTCTGGCCTGTCAGGGAGGACCTGGTGACTGCTGAGGGAGGGCTCTTGGTCTATGGGCTCAATTATCGTCTGAAAACGAATGTCATCGCAACCGAGCCGGTCCCTGAACCGGAACCGTAAAAAGGAGGATTTATGAAGAAACTCTACTATGACGAAGGGCCGAGAATTATGGGCTGCGGTATTGCCGGGCAGTTCAAGATCGGCGTCCCGAAGGAGGTCCCCGACGAACTGGCGGAAGTGCTTCTCCGTAAGGGACGTTTAAAGGAATACCATGAAGCCCAGCCGGAAATCGCATCCGGCCGAGGCAAGAAGGGAAAGGAGGAATAACACATGTCTCAGCAATCAGGCGCTAATGCCGTATTGATTTTCGACACCGAGACGGCCTTCAAGAGCACACCCGGTGCGCCGGACGCCCATGTTCTGCCGTTCACGACCGAATCTCTGCGGCTGAACAGGAATCTCGTGTCGTCCAATACGATCCGCTCGAACCGCAATCCCCAGGCCCCGGTCCGGGGCAATGTGGACGTTTCCGGCGACATCAACTTTGAGCTTTCTCCTCAGTACGGGAAGCTCTTCAAACACATTTTCGGCGGATACGGCGTCGCAGGCGGTCCGGCTCCCTACACGCACACCTACAAGATCGGCACGCTGCCGGTCGGGATGTGCATCGAAAAGCAGTTCACGGACCTGGCCACGGACAAGTACTTCCTCTACAACGGCTGCCGGGTGAACAGCTTCAGACTGGCTGCCAAGCCGGAAGGGATGATCGACTGCTCCGTCTCCATCATGGGAGCGAAGGAAACCATCGGGGCGGCCACTTTCGACGGAACGGCGACCGACAACGGCCACACGCCGTTCGACGGCTTCTCCGGGTCTATCCAGCGCGGCGGCTCCCCCCTGGGGACGGTCACCGAGATCGATTTCACCCTGGACAACGCCCTGGACGGCAACAACTACGTCATCGACGGCACGGGCCAGCGCTACAGCCTTCCCGAAGGGCGGGCGAAGGTGACCGGAACGGCCAAGATCCTCTTCGAGGACGATGTGCTCTATGCCCTGGCCATCGCTCACACTGAGACGACCATCGAGCTGCATTTCACGAAGGGCGCGGGAACGGGTGCGTCGGCAGGCAACGAAAAGATGAGCTTCTACCTCGATGAGGCCATTTTCAAGCCTCAGTCCCCGGTGATCTCAGGACCGACGGGCCTGCTGGTGGAGCTTCCTTTCGAAGGCTTCTACAACGACGATGCCGACGCATCGGCCCTGCGGATGGTGCTCTTGAGCCCGATTGCCACATTCTAAGCGCAGAAAGGAAACGATATGGAAAAAGAAATCGACGGAAAAAAATTCAATATTCGGCCCCTCACCAGGGGCGAGGTCAAGTCCCTGCGCAAAAAGGGCTATAACATCGGCAACCTGTCCATCGAAAACGCGGACGACGCAGCCGATGAGATTCTGGAGATGGTCTGTGGTGCGGAGCAGCTCCGCGAGGTCGATGCGCTCCCGAACGACAAGGCCCTGGAACTGTTCAAGGCGATTATCGACCTGAGCTATGGCAAGGGGAACGATGAAAAAAACTTGAAGCCATCTGGCAGTGGTACGAAGGCGGCGGACCTGCCAGGTGCAGCGGATGCGTAGATAGGTCCCGATGCGACCGATGCCGGAACGCCCCTCCCGCTTTATTGCCGGAGAACGAAGACGCCTGGGATTTATGGACAAACGTCTTGACGCAATGGCGGGTGGGGCCGAACGGTGTGATCGGTCTCGATTACAACGCCGCCGCCATGATCGCGGGCGTCATCGAGATCGAATTTGACAAGGTGATCCTGAGAAAACTCAGGGCGCTTGAGCGGAGCGTGTTGAGAGGGATCAATGAAAAGCAGGGCGCAGGAAAGCAAAACGACCCTAAATCGGCGTTTTGCCGGGCCTGCCGGGTGGCAAAGAAGAACGTGGACTGCTCGACCTGCAATATCGACCAGATAGTTGTGAAGAGCCCAAATGACGAAACTCGAAATCATCATCGCAGCTAAAGACCTGGCCACCGGCGTTGTGCAGACGGTGAATTCGGCGACGCGCTCCTATAAGCAGACGCTGCAGGAGGCTAATGGTGCCGCGAACGAATTCTCCGGGACAATCCGCAACCTGTTCCTGTCATTCGGCGGTTATGCCGTCATCAAGAACGCCGTCAGCGCCGGTTATAGCTTCAATTCGACGATGGAGGAAACCCGCGTCGGTTTGGCTTCCCTGATCTACTCCATGCGGGAATTCCGTGATAAAGCCGGGGACATCGTCACTGGCCAGCGAGCCTTTGAAGCCTCCCTGCGCCTGAGCGTCGAGACGCAGAACAGACTGCGCATCGCCGGTCTGGAGACGGCCGCAACCTACGAGCAACTGACGAAGGCGTACACACAGTCTTATGTCCCGGCCCTCAAGGCCGGTTTCGATGAAAAAATGGTCGTGAATTTCTCCACGGCCATCGTCCAGGCTGCCACCTCCATGCGGGTGCCGCTGGATATGCTGGGCGAAGAGGTTCGCAGCATTCTTAGCGGCAACATGACGCCCAGGACGACCATGTTGCAGCCGCTGATGGAGGCGGCCGGACTGACCAACGAGAAGATCCGCCAACTGAACGCCGAAGGGAAGCTCTATCCTGCCGTCATGAAGGCCCTGGAAGGGGCCACAGTGGGCGCTGCAGAGGCATCAAAGAACTTGTCCGTGCAGTTGTCGAACTTGAAGGACGCCGCCACCCAGGCCCTCGGAAAGGGCATGGAAATCGGCTTCCAGAAGACGAAGGGCATCATCAAGGACATGACGGATTCCATCGTCACGTTCAACAAGGAAACCGGGGAGATCAAATGGAACGAAAGCCTGATCGTCTCCCTACAGAAGATGGATGAGAAGGTTTTCTCGATCATCGACGGCATCAGGGGCATGAGCAAGGCGATCAGCGATTTCACGAAGAATCATCCCGTCATCGTGGATCTCCTTACCGGTTTCGGCGGCCTGGCTGTGAAGATTTTTGCCGTCGGCGTGGCCATCCGCGCCATCGGAGGAACGGTGACTTGGCTGGCATCCCTGATCGCGGCAAACGCCGCCTTTATGGCCGGTCTTTTCGCGCCGGTTGTAGCCTCAATCGAAAGCCTGTTTGCCGCCGCCCTGGCCAGCGCTGGCGGTCTTGCCACGATGACGACGGCAGCAGCATTGGCTGCCGGAACAATGGCCGGTATCGGGGCTGCCTTTATCGGATGGCAGTTGGGCAAGCAGATCGCTCAGATGGAGATCCTGGGGCTGACCATCGGAGAGGCCATGCAGGCAGGATACGCCTCCATCGCAAAGTTCGGTGCGTATGCCGTTTATACCTGGGATATGATTGGGGCAACGGCGAAATCGGTCTGGGGGCAGGTCAAAGAGGCCGGAAAAATCCTTTTTTACGAATTCATTGCCACCATTCAGGAATCTTTCCCGAAAATGGCGCAGTTCTTCGGCCTGACGGAGGATTACCGGAAAAAGGCCGATTCCGCCAGATCGTCTCAAAGCGCCATCTACCAGGACTTCATAAAGAACCAGGCTGCGGCTGAGGGCAAACTCAAGCAGGAGTTGAGCCTCCAAGAATCGATCCGTGAGGAGATTTTCCGGGGAGCCGACGCCAGGAACAAAATCAAAGACGCCACGGACAGCGCCACGAAGAGCATGGAAGACTTGACGGCCGGGAGCCGCAAGGGCAAGGCCGCTGCCGTGGAATATAACCTGGCCCACAGCGCCGTGAATTCCACACTGGACCGGATGAGCGACATCCTCAAGGGCGCAAAGGAAAAGGTTCTCGAATTCGCATCGGAAATCAAAAAATTAACGGCGACGTCTCATGGCGCCAAGCTGATCGACATCGAGGACGCCTATCGGAAGGACATGGCGGCCATCGAAAAATACAAGACGGACATGGACAAGGCCGTTCGGGAGCTGCAGGAGAAGATCGCCAAAGCTCAGAGCGATGCCGCGAAAAAGAACGCAAAAAGGGACGCCAATGACCCTATCACGGCTGTTGATCCGGCGCTCCAAGCTGATTTGCAGAACATGCTCAAGGCCCAGGCGGAAGTGAACGCCCAGGTTGAGACTATGCGCAAGCAGGCACAGGAGAAACGAAACATTGCCGTCGACCAGGAAAATTCCGGGTCTTTGGCCAGCGTCCGTTCCTTCGTCGCCGCCCAGACGCAGGAATACACCCAACTGACCGGGAACATCCGGGCCGGGTATAAGGCGGAAGCCGATGCTCTGAGGGCAAAGCTGGCCGAGGAGTTGGCCGACGTCAAAAAGTCCGCCGAGGAAAAGGCAGCCATCACGCTTCTGTACAACGAGAAGATCCGCCAGGCCGAGGTGGTGAAGCCCGCCGAGTATGACCGGGCTGCCCGCGAGGCGGAAATAAACAACCATCTGGCCAGCCTGGATTTGATCGAAGCCGAGGGCACGGCACACCGGAATACAATCAACGAGCGGATCCGCCTGACGGAAGAACTAATCTCCCTGCAGCGTCAATCGCTTGCGGCGATGCCCAAGACTGGCAACGAGCAGGCATGGAACGCCCAGATGGACAAGATCATCGCCGATCAGAAAAAGCGGGCAGAACTGGTGCGCGAGCAGTTGATGAATTCGCCCATTGAGGCGATGAAGCTCGGTTTCAAAGACCTTTTGAACAAGTGGACCGATGTCGGACAGCAGATGTACGACGTCTCACAGACAACGGCAACGGCCATGCGTGATGCCTTCAGCGATATCTTCTTTGACGCCTTCCAGGGAAAGCTCAAGAGCGTCGGCGATTATATTACGTCCTTCGTCAACAGCGTCAACCGGGCCATCGCCAACTATCTGGCAAACATGGCAGCGGCTGGCCTTATAGGTGCGGTAAAGAGCGGGATAAGTAGCTTCTTCAACTTGGGCACCTCTGGCAGTTCCTCGATGGGGTCCAGTACCAGCACAATCTCAGGTAATTCGACCGGCACTTATTTCACCGTCGATCAAAGTCTCGCTTTGGGAAGCCACNGTGGAGGCATCGCTGGCCGAGAAGCGCCTACTTTCTATCGCATGGTCCCGAACCTTGCCTTTGCAGGAGCGCCACGTTTCCACGGTGGGTTTGCTCCTGACGAATATCCCGCTGTCCTGCAGCGAGGCGAAGGCGTGTTCACGCCGGGGCAGATGAAGGCGTTGGGGCTCATGGCGGGCAGTGGCGGTGTTGCCCCCACCCCTAATATCACGATCAAGATTGACAACCAATCGGGAACGCAGATGACGACAGAGCAGCAGGACATCCGGTTTGACCATGAGCAATTGATTATCAATGTGGTTGCCAAAAAAGCGAAGAGCAGCCCGGATTTCAGGAGTCTCTTGGCCACGGGCGGGAGGGGTGCATGAGCGCAGTATTAGACAATCTTGTATATGACCTGATTCCCGCGCAATTTGGCGGATATAAACCGACGATTGTCGCGCCGAAAGTCCGATTTCAGGCTGCGGCCGGATATGTGCACCAACGCGAACGGTATCCGGCGCTGGGCCGTAAAATTGTGCTCGAAACCAATATCACAACCCAGGGTGAATACAATATGATCCGGGCCTGGCTGGATTATGTGGGATCGAATTCATTTTGGTATGTTTTACCGACATCCCTGTCCCCCCGACCGGACGGCCAGGTCATCCCGCGCGGCATTCTTTGCCGGATCACCGACGAGGAAATTCCGGATGACCCGATTTTTCCTAACGACGGATTTTGCTGGCACGTCCGGATCACGCTCGAATCCATCGGCCCGGAGGTGGAGTAATGGCCAGGATCATCCCGGATAACGACCACCGCAATTTCAACAAGCCATCCATCTGGGTGCCGCTGTTTGAGATCACGTTGGATACGCAGACGCTTTATTACACGCCGAACCAGGAAGAGATCGTTGCCGACGGCCATACTTATGTGCCCTTCCCGGTTATGCTGGACGAGATCCGCGATGATGGCAAGGGAGAAATATGCACGGTCCAGTTGACCATTTCCAACATCGACGGCATCCTGGGAGGCTATATCAAGCAGTCCGGGTCTGTTGACGGGCAGACCATCGTGTTTAAACAATACTCCGTTGAGAAAGACGATATTGTCTATCAGGAAAATCTGGAGATATTGAAGTGCGGGCCGATTACGGATGAGGCGATTGTTCTGGAGCTGGGGACCTTCAACCCCTTCATGGTGTCTCTCCTTCAGGAGAAATACCTGACGGATTTTTGCTGGAATCGCTATAAGGCTAAAGGCTGTTGGATTAAAAAAATTGCCGGCACGTATGCGCAGCCGGGCGCGTTCACGGCTGGTTCTCCCGATACCTGCAATCACACGCTGGCGGATTGCGAGCGGCATACGAATGTTCTGAGATTCAATTCTTTTCCTGGAATTCCAGGATCAGCTTACGTAGGAGGTGGCGGATTTGTATAAAACGAATTTGCCGGCTAAAATTGCCGCCACTCCGACCGAATGGAAAGACCTGATCGGGATTCAGTATGTCCTCAGAGGGGACAAGGCGCCGCTGGGGCTGAATTGTTACGGCCTGATCAGAGAGGTCTATGACAGGCTCCATATTGAGTTGCCAAGCCGAACAGAAGACGGGATAGACGAGACCATTGTTGCGACAGAGGGACGCAACTGGATCAAAATATCCGGTCCGCAGCCCTACGCCGTCGCGCTTTTGCAGATGCCTTCCGGCAATTATCATCTCGGCATTGTGACGCCGGAAATGACGCTGCTGCACGCCATGCCGCACAAGGGCGTCGTCGTGTCGCGCCTGTCGCGCTATCAATCGTTAATTGTTGGGTATTACTCCTATAAGTTTGACGGAGGCGAAGCCCTTCCGGACGCCGGTAATGGTAATACCGGACGACTAATCGGTCAGTTGCTTGTGGTGGTGGCTGCCGCCGCGGCGACATGGTATATTGGGGGCACAGGTGCGATAGCGGGCATCAATGCTTTAGGCATGGGATCATTTTACGGTGCTATGGCCGGTGCGGCAGTGATGCTGGTCGGAAACATGGTCGTCAATGCCATATGCCCTCTCCCGATGCCCGAAATTCCCCAGCTATCCGGCTACAGCGGCGACATCGC